ACCGTATTGAGCATCTCTGAGATTAGATTCAACTTTATTTAAGTATTCTACTATGAGTTCGTTGTTATTGATCTCTTCTTCTATTTTAATGATCACTTCATTAGATAAAATAGAATCATTAATAGTTTTGATGTTTAGCGATACTGGAGATTCCGCCTCTAATTTTTGTTTAATTGTTTTTGCAGCCTTATCCTTTGCTTTTTTGAGTTTTTGTATTTGTTGTTTGTGAAACATTAGCCTTCCAACCCAGTAATGTCTTACTGAGGGTAGTGCCATTTGGGCATCTTTGATATTAATTTCATCAAATTTTAAAAAAGTTTCGATTTTTTCGTGGTATTCGTAAAGAAGGTTTGATGAGTCAGTCATAAAGAGATGTAATTTATAGTATAACCAAACGAAAATAAAACAACCCAAATAGGCTTTAAATGTCTTTAAGTTCCGGTTATTCAGATTGAAGGAGGGAGGTTCCCCATTGCTGAGAAAACCTCCCTGTCTTTGAAATTCCGTTTAAAACGAGTCTCAGTCGGGGTAACAAGCTTCAAAAAATCCTGTGATTAATATGCCCCCTCGGTTGTCCTGTAAGGGCTGGCTTGAGTGGTCCTGGCAAATGCCAGACAACGGTCACGCAATTAGCGCACATCGAGAAATGTTTTTAATTTATTAATCGCTGATTCCTGTTTTTTATCTTCCAACGAAGACCTACGCAAATGCGCTCCGGCTAGTCCTAACAGCGATGTTGTTAATATCTTTTATTTATCGTAGATGTCAACAAATAGCCTAAGCAATATTTGAAACATTTTTTGATAGTTGATTTGCAGCCACATCTTTAAGTTGATTTATAAAGATTTGTTTTGTTTTTTCGCTTGCGTCTAATATTTTTTTAATAAAGCTAACGTTTTTCGCTTCATTATTATTTTTTGCATTGTCATTCAACCATTTAAAAAATTTATTAATATCTGAACTATCACTTTCGTTGCTAATGAGGATTCCAGTAGTTTCGTAATATGTTTTTTTCACCATACCCAACCAAGTTTGAATTTCTTTAGGATTTGAATAATAATTTATTTGTTTCTGAATCTGGATTGCAGCTTTTGCTAGTTGTTGGTTTATTCGTTCTTCTGAGTATTCACCTGGATATTTTTGGAAGATTTGATTTAGTCTGGCTTTTTCTGCATCTATAAATTCGTTTTTGACTATTTCTTTGACAGATTCGATACTTTGTACTAAGTCTTGAGGTACTTCCGTTTGCCCTGTGTGTAAAGCTTCATGAGTAGAAATTTGCCTAAACAAGAATTGCATATCCATGTGATTTGTTTTATTCAAATAATAAACATCTGAACCAGAATTTGCAAATCCGTTCGAAACGTTAATTTTTTCCTTCAAATCATTTACCATTTGAGGTGTCAATTCCTTAAAAAAAGTTTTAGTTTGTTCATTAGTTTTAAAGCTGTCTATAACTCTTACCCATTCTTCTAAAGTGGAGTCTTGAGTTAGTTTTGGAATTTTTAAAAATGGAAAATTTTCAGCAAATACATTAATGGTGCTTACGTATTGCCCAGTAACATCTGAGAAATCTTTCAACAAAATTGACCAATACTTACTATCTTCTTTCTCAAGACGTTCAATTAAATCTTGAACAAAAATAAATCTAGATTTATGGTCCAAATTTACATTTACTAAATTTTTATCTTTGAAAGAATTTTTTAAAAATTTTTCGACTTGTTCTTCGGGCATTCCCATGTCTTTCCATGCGTCAGATAATAATTCTTTTAGCGAAACAGGTTGTTCTTGATATTTGAGCAATTTATTTAAATATTTTTGATTAAGTTCTATTTTAGCTTGCTTTTCTTCCATGTTTTTTGAAAAAAGTTTGGCTAGAGGATCATCAGTGGCAATACTTTCCACTTCTTCACTTTCAAAATTTGAAAATTTCCGAAGAGTTTCCGAAGGATTAAGCTGTTTTAAATTTTGAATAGCAAAGTCTATGCCAGACTCACCTTCAGAAGTCTCGGGAACTTCTCCACTTCCAAAATATTCAAACACTTCTCTTCCGGCTAGTCCTAAAACCTTACCAATAGTTCCAGTAATTAGAGATTTACCGAACGCTTGAATGGGTTTTTCACCCTTTAATAAACCTAATGTGCCTCTTACTAAACATGCAGCAGCAAAAATCGACAACAAAGGAGCTCCAGCAAACGACATTGCAGTAGTTAGAGCTACTGCTAACAAAGCCATTTTAATAGGATTCCCCTTTACAAACGTCTGCGCTTCGCTTAAGGACTTCTTAATAAAAGAAGCCGCTTGCGGATTTAATTTGTCAATGTATTGATTAAATTTTGAAACTACACTATTGAAAGTCTTTTCATCTATTTCTTTAAGTCCTGTCTTCTCGTAACCGTATTTGTTGACGAACTCTCCAATTGGCTTTGATACACTTGTATAAATCTTACCGACAATTTGGATTGGCTTTAAAACAGCTTTTCCTATATTAGATAAAACTCCCTCCTCTAAAATGTCACATTGTTGGCCAATAGAAAAAGCCTCTACAAACATTAATTTGGCCTCTAAACTATTAGAATTCCAAATATCCTCTGAAAAAATATTTTTTAACTTGGAGTTTTTATATGACCAAGCAACAAATTGAGATTGTTGTACTGTAAAATAAGCTTCTTCAAGTAATAGCTGATCTTTGAACTTCATGTTATTATATTTAATTGTTCTCTTAATTACTTTTATGGAATTTGAAAAAATCGTCGAAAAAATCCTACAAGAAGACAATGTATCAGGAGGATCAGGATCAGCGTTCGGTCCAAATGTTGGATCTACTGCTACACCATTTAGTGGAGATAACTATGCTAAGGGTGATGCTAGGCGAATAACCGGTGTATTTGACGGAATTTTAACTCGCAATGGAATGAGTAAAAAAGCAAGCAACAAGAAAGCCAAAAAACGTAAGAAGGCCAAAAAATGGAATTAGGGCACTGGAGGTTAGCGGAGGGAATACAATTCAATCTAAACGCATTTGGGTTTATTTATGAAATTACAAATAATGCTACAGAGCGTCCTAAAAAATATATAGGCAAAAAGCAATGCGTGTTTAAAGTAAGAAAAAAACCTCTAAAAGGTAAAACCAGAAGCAGATTAGGAGTTAAAGAATCAGATTGGAAAACTTACACAGGCTCCTCTAAAGAATTAAATGAGGATATTAAAAAATACGGAAAAGAAAAGTTCGATTTTGTAATTTTAGAGTGGTGCGATTCAAAATTTGAGTTAGGATATAAGGAAATCAAAAAACAAATAATGGAAGATGTGTTGCTAAGCGAAGATTATTATAATGGAATAATAAATTGTCGCTTGGGACGTGTTCCTAAAGCATTTAATGTACATGAAAGTAAAAGTATTTCCTAAATCTAGAGTCTGTGCTATTGACGCATATCCTTCTTTTGAAGCCAGTTTATCCAAGGCAATTCAATTCACTAAAAAACACGATATAGCAATTAACTCTGCTGACGGAAAACGGCTAATTTTAGGATTTTTTTTAGACGAAATTGCTAAACACATCAATGATACTACAAGTTTGTTTCCAAAAGTATTGTTTATGTCTACCAAATCAGCAAATTCTAAAATGAAGTCGTTTATACACAAACATGTAGTAAAAATTTTAGAACGACTACCTGTCCACTATTGTGGAATTTACGAACAAACATCCCCAGACCTGGAAATGGCTGCTTTGAGTAGTTTAACTCAAACTAAAAGTAATAAAAATTTCAATAGAGCAGTAAATAAATTGAGAATAAAAAACTCCCAACATTTTAGCACATTGTAATTTATACTGCTGAAGGGTCAATTAAAGTTCCGTCTTCTTCTCCATATCCACATCCGTTATCTTTAATATAGAGCTTCATTTGTGGAACTCTCATGTCAGGCGGACCATCTAACCGTATTACTGCTGGACAATCTTCTCTAGGAAAGAAAGCTCCTGTATTTTTCTCATATGAAGTTATCATCGCGTCGAAGATGTTATCAATTTCTTCTCTGAATGCTGGATCAGATTCTCTTCCTTCTCTTGATACAATAGGAATTTCAGGTCTTGCTGGAACATAAAAAATTACGTCTATGTGTTTTAACGATAGTGCAGCAATCGTTTTACATTCCATTACAAAATCTGTTGTAAATCCTTTTGTTTCTTTAACGTGGTGCCATAAAGTATAAGCAATATTATCAATTGGACATCTATCAAAAATAACAAACTTATCATCTGATGTACTTGCTAATTGTGTTTCATCTATAAGGGCATTTAGTATGGCTTTTTGAGAATCTGGATCACCATCCTTGTTTAGTTTGATTTGTTGTTCTTTGATGATGTCTCTGTACGTTTTTTGGGGCTTTTTGTACATTGGCCATTGTTTAATAAAGTTGTCTATTAAAGTGGATTTACCTACACAATGGGCTCCTATTAGGGCAATACGCATATATTTTAATTACTAATATTTTGAATTAAATCAAACTTTTAACGCCAGATCCCAAATTAGTAAATGAAGACGGGGACTAAAATTAACATGCATAGCTTTTGCGTATTCTGCTACAGCTTGTGCTCTATCAATATGCTCTTGTCTTGAACCACAACATGGCATAAACCACACTCGTTGAAGAGGTACATTAATTCCTTCATAATCATTAATATATTTTCTCCAAATCTCCTCTATGTCTCGATCCGATGTTATGACAAACTTAAATCCGGAATTATGATCAACATGCCATCTAAGCACTTCTGGTTTATATGTTTTTTCTTCTGGATCACCATTTGTAGTCAACTTCGGAGAGGTAGTAAAGGTTGCACAAAATTCTGTTACCCAACGCTCATCAGGCTGAAGAGTAGCATTGGTTTCAAAGTCAATTCGTGGATTGAATCCATATTTTTCATTAAATGCTTCTATAAACTTAATAAGCTGTTTTTGTTGAATTAACGGCTCACCTCCTGTCAACTTAAAAATTGCTCTGTTTCTTAGATGTTCTACGTAATTTTTTTCTTCCATCATTTGGAAGATCTCTGCAAACGTCATTTTATTTTTAACTGACCAGGAAATAAAAGAATCACAACCATTCGGACTGTTTTCTGACGCAAACCCCTTACACGTAAGGTTACACATCGACATCCTCATAAAAACTGAAGGCTGTCCAACAAATTCACCTTCCCCCTCCACAGTGTAGAACGTTTTATCATCTGATAAAATTAACGTTTCTGTTTGTATATCAATGTTATTAGTTTTCATCTTCTTCGTCTTTCGGTTCTGCGTAAATTGCTGAATTTTGTTCGTGTTCCCAAACTTCTACCTTAGATACCCAACATCTATGTCTGGTTTCTTCGTTACATTCGAGAAATAATCTAGTGGTGTTAAAGCACCACTCTGCTGTTTTTTCTATTCCTACACTACTCATTACTCTGAGATCACACCCTCCTTTTTTGTGTAAATCTTGAAATTCAGCCATTAGCGGATCGTCAGCAGCTATGCATAATGTGTGATCAAATTGGTGTTGAAGTAGTTGCTTAAGTTCTTTTAAACCACCAAAATTTACTGCCCAGTTGCGGTGATCTAATTCAGAACACTCAAACCAAAATTTTGCCATTAAGCGATATCCATGAACAAATCTACAGTGTGTTCCATTAGCCTTCCATTGCCTAAATGCACATGATCCTAACTCTATTACTTTAGTTGATGTATAAGTCCCCATATTTTTTACATGTGATCAAATGATGTTACCTCGATATTTGATTTAAATTCCTTTAGTAATTCTTCTGAGATTTCCTCTTCGTAGTTTTCCTCTTGAAGAAATTGAATGTCGCTAATTTTAATATCAGGCTTTAATTTCTTGATACGTTTCGCTAGCTGAAACAATTTATGTTGATACTCTTTACCTGTATTTGATAATACATTTATCGAACAAGAAAATAGTAGGGCTGATAAAATCGAAGAGAACTCATCTTCTGATACTGAAATATTTAGAGAGCTTTTAGGCATGAACCCAATCTTAACACAATTTTACTTTATGTCAAGAACGTGCTGGTAAAAATTCAAAAAGTGCAACGGTTAAGCTTTTACTAAATTAGCCACTTCTTCAAGTGTTAGACCGTCATTTTTTGCTTCGTCTAAAACACGATATAAATCATTAACTACATCGCTAATTTTGCTTTTATGTTCTGCAACCTTATTATAACGAGAAACACCTAATTTATTGTTGGCAGTTGTTTCTTTTAGTAATTCAGAAGCTTCTATTAAATCGACTTTTGGTCCTAAAAATTTTTTAATCTTTATTATAGTTTTAATTAACGGAGAAACTGAATTAGTTTCTTCTTCAGTTATGGGGGATTTTATTTTTTGGCCTGTTTCGTTAATCAGTCCTAATTTAAAAGCATCAAATTG